ACCTCGAATTGTATCACAAGTGGAGAGGTTTACGACAAAATTAAAGACTGTGGATTTTCAGATGTTATTAAAGTTGATGGCGGTGGAAGCTTCTATTGTAAAATCAATGGAGAAATTCAAAAGAGTACAAGTGAGAATAGACAAATTAATAACATTGGTGTTGTGATGTAAGGGGAATAAGGTAGTATAAATGAGCGATGATATAGAATTGGTCAATGCTGGCGAGTATCTCAACAAATTATGTGCTGATATGAGTGCATCAAAATCATACTATTACGATATTCAATATACACTTTCGACAACATTATTGGAATATCGGTTAAAACATAGCTTGACCTCAAAAGATATGGCAAGTTATTTGGAAGTAAGTCCTTCAATGCTATCCAATTATGAAAGTGGTGATTATGATTTTTCTCTTTCGCAAATTTGTGATATATGTGAAAAATTAAATCTAAAACTTAACCTTTCGATTGCCGAAAATTAAACACAAAGGAGAATATTGTTATGATAACAAAAACTATGAAATTGTCGGATATAAAGATTTCGGATGCGTTTGCAAGAACTCATGTATCTGAAAGAAAACTTCAGAAATGTAGGAATTATTTCGAAAAATTCGGAAAGCCGGATAGAGAAATTGTGGTTGCTTCCGACGGAATTCTTAGCGACGGCTATATTATGTATCTTATTTACAAAGAGAATAATATAGAAGATGTAGAAGTCAGAGTCGAAGATTGGGGAGCAAGTAGCTATAGAAATGAACGAACGATGTATATTTACGGTAGACATATCAATGGAAATGATGTTGATAATAAAACATATATGTGGAGAGTTCCTTCAAATTGGATGAGATTCAGAGATAATGTCCAAATTGGTGATGTGATACTTTGCAAAACAAAATATGGGATAGGAATCGTATCGGTAACTGACAAAAAGATATATGATAAATGTCCGGTGAATTTTAGAGTGAAAAAGGTAGCGAGCAAAACAATTTTTAAAAAGAGGATTACAGAGGAAGGAGAAATTTACTATGGCGGTGCTGAAGAATTTTGATGGAAATGAATTATGTGTAAATTGCACTTGCGGTTGTGATGAGGGGATACATATTAAAATTGATAAATATAATACATTTCATTATGCTTTATTAGCGTTTACAAATGGCAAATTTTATGCTGAACAAGACTTTGGATTTATTAAAAAGTTAAAGAAAATTTGGGCGATTATATTCAATAAAGACTTTTATTATGCAGATATCTGTATGACGGAAAATGAATTCCATCAGTTTAAAACATGGATTAATCGACAGTAAGATTGGATGATATTATGACATATAAGACTTTGCGAGAAAGGGTTGAAGAACAACAAGTATCGCATAATGATTTATCACAAAAAGAGATTGATAAAAACTTGAAGATACATTGCAGAATTTAAAAGAATTGAGAGATGAATCGGCGTTGTACTCAACTTCTAATTTGATGAGAGAACTACAAATTATTAGAAATGGTTACGTAAAAGGAGAATAATGATATGGGTAAAATACATAGTGTAGCAATATGTAAGAAGGAAACTTTCGAACAATGGAAAAG